AATGCCAAGCTGGCCCTGCTGGGACGAGGCATTTAGCAGGCTATCTTTTACGCTCTGCTCGTTAGCAAAGTTAGCGTTTCCTAGCTGACCCTGCTGTGCGGCGGTGTTGAGGTAGCTGTCGGCAGTGCTTTGCTTGTTGGCGTAGTTCTGATTTCCGACCTGACCAAACTGCGCGGCCATCTGGCCAAGCATCCCACGCTCGGCGTCTGCCTGCTGCATAGCACCAAGCGCGGCCTCGTTGGAAGCCTGCGCCCTAGCCTTCGCCATAGCGGCGTCCTCTGCCGTTCCGCCGAACTGGCTACCCATGACCCCACCGCGCCCCATAGCGTGCTCACGAGCCTGCTGTTGGGCCTGTGCGGCGTCTAGTCCGGGTTGCTGCATACCCATGAGCTGACCGAAGATCTCTTCCTGTCGCTTGGTGGGATCGGCTAATGCCGACTGCATTGCCTGCTCTGCGCCCTGACCAAAGGCACCATTGTCTGCCTCTAGGCCCATGCCGCGCTGGTAGGCGTCTAGGCTGTTTGCGCCATAGGGCCCCGTAGACGCGTTGGTGTTTAGCGCCTGCCTGTAAAGCTCTGCGCTATTGTCACCAAAAGGCCCCGTTGACGCATTCATGCCTGAGGCCCTGTCATAAAGGGCCTGACTGTTCGCGCCATACTGGCCTGAGTTGACATCCATAGAGTTGGCCATCGCCGCCGCGTTCTCTCCCATGCCAGCCCAGTTCACGGAGCCTTGGCCGTGATTTAGCCCAGCGGCGAGGTTCATTGCGTTTTGCCCATTGGTGAGCATGTTGTTGCCGTACCCGCTCAGGCCCGCATCTTGGCCTACGCCTAGGGTGACTGACCCATCGGTGCCAATCGTAGAGCTACCCAGCCCGCTCGTTACGCCGTAGCCGTTGAACTGCGACCCCTGATTTAGAGAGTTGCCCTGCTCCTGTAGCCACTGCTGCTGCTCGTGGCCCATGTTGCGGATGTCGCTGGCATTGTTCAGTACCCCGGCGATGCTGCCAATCTGCGCTAGCGCGTTGCCGTTGTTGCCCACCCAATCGCCAAACCCGCCAAGGGTGTCAGACCAGAACCCACTGCTGGAGCTACTAGGGCCTGTGGGGCCAGTCCCACCGGGAAGCCCGCCAGCGTGAATCATGGGGCCACCCATAGGTCCGCCGACAGATCCGCCGCCGGGAAGTCCGCCGGCTTGAATTAAGGGGCTGCCATAATCATCGGGCATGACTGCGCTTGATGAGAGTCCCATCGGGGGTTCGCCCATAGGTGTCAGAGGTTGAAAACCCTGCTCGTATCTGCTCATGCTACCAACCTCCCGACTGCCGCATTAATTGCTACTTCCTGGAGTGCGTAGGGACATCGGTCTATAGTTATCTCAAGCCCCACGCGGAGATGCTCGCCCGCGCCTGTGGTGTTAATCTTCTTAGTAATCACGCTCGGCCTCCCGCCAACATACTCATCCTCGCCAAAGTTGACCACACCCCACTCGCTAGTGCCCACGGGTGTAATCCTAAAGTCCGTTGTGTAATCGCAATAGCTACCGAAACCCCACTTAGCCTTAGCGTCCGCTGGGACAGCGTCCGCACGCAGGAGGTAAACAATAGACTTTGGTATCGTGTTCTGTATGACCGACCCAGTAGACAGGGCCATGCTCTCAAACTCCATTTTAAAATTCTCATATCCGTTGTAGCCCTCATATTTAAGGATGCCTTTATCTAGGTCGCCGCCCATTAGAGTGGTTCCAATCTCGCCGTCCTCAACAAAACAGGCGGCGTTCCAGTAGCAATCAGTCCACCTCGTAACCTTCAGCCCACCGGTGCTAGATGGGCGCTCCGTACTGAATGCGTAGGCTATTTTGCTGGAGGTGAACAGGCAGACAAACAGGGCGCTTGACGGGATGTACGTCATACGTATACCCCTGACGTACGCATCGCTATTGGCCTCACTGATGATCATGTCGGTGATGGCGCGCTTGACGTTCATTGACGCCTCGCCGATTGGGTTCGACTTCTCCTGTATCGTCCTGCCAAAGCTACGGACGCCGGTATCGTCGCAGAACATAACGTCAGTGCCGATGTTACAAATAGCGTCCCGCTCAACCAGCCCCACGTTAGAAATTCCGTCTTGTAGCTGGATACCGTTCTCGCCTGCTGGATCTCCGCTGTCCGCGTTAGCGTAGATGATCATGGACCGACGCCCGAAAACGATCAGGAAGCCGTTGTGGGCGTGTATGTTGACGATCTCGTCAAATCCTACCGGCCAGTACTCGGAGACGTTGATAAGCCCGCCGGTGTTCTGTCCGTCAGTCGCTACGCCCTGGCCGTCGTACCACAGGTCCTCTCGCAACAGGCTGGAGTAGTGGATAGTCTGATAGTCGCCATCGACGCCAGACACCCACAGGCGTCCGTAGGCAGAGATTGCAACGTCACCGTTGAGCTCACCCGTAGCCGTCATGTCACTGCCGTCTGAGGCAGTTGGTGGCTGATAGGTTGGCATATCAGACAGCTTGGAGTAGCCGCCGTTGCCGTTGTACTTTAGTGGCGGGTTGCCCTTAGAGAACACGTATACGTCGTCTTTAAAGTGAACGTAAAGCGAAGTCCTCAGACCGTCCTCGCTGATGCTGCCGTCACGCGGGATGCTACACAGCTTAATCTGGCCGTCGTTGACATAGGCCAACTGGGTGCTGCCGTAGTCCGACGTTCCGAAATCCTTGTTATTAAACTCCCCAGTACCAAAAAGGGTGTCGCCCCATCCGTCACCGTCGATCTGGCTGTTTCCGCCGGTAAAGAAGCTAGTGACCGTACAAAGGGGGTTTGGCTTAAAGCCTCGCCCGTCTTGCCTAGGCGTGTAGTGCGCTGACACGTTTATTGTCTCGTGGCGCATTGAGTCCGCCGTAGGCCAGAATCCGGTGACGTACTTGCTAAACGCTTGGCGGGAGGTCATACGGCCAACACGGTCAACGACAATGTTGTCGGCGACCAGAGCGAAGGTTGGGTCAGAACCGATGGGGTTCATCTCCGTGTTTAATCCTTGGAAGCCCTGCCCCCTTAACGTGAACTGCTGAGTAGGTTGCGCCATTAGACTACCGCCCAGGTCTGCTCAGTTGGTGACAGCGTGGCGTCTAGTGCGGCTGCATCACGGATAAACTGTTGCGCCATGCCCATGAGCTCTGTGGCAGTCTGCCCGCCAACCTCGCCACGCTCCCTAGCCGCTAGGGCCAGCGCGTAATAAAGTACGGGCTGATCAGGTAGTCGCAGCATGTCGCCGTCCTCCTTCATGTCGGGTAACGCCCTCCAGCCGAGTACCTCCACGGTCATCTCGCCGTCTGGGATAGGCCCCAGCCTTATAGACAGGTTGCCGGACTCGTCTGTGCCGTCGATAGCCCAGCCGATAGGTCTGCCGGTGTTCGTCACGGGTATGATCCCCGCAACGTCATACTGTCGCAGTGGCCGCTTATCGAAGAAGACTTCCTTGACGCTGCCGCCACATGAGTCGGGCAGGACGTAGGACGGCTGGCCTAGCTTTGTGTTTACGATCCAAGCCTCGCGGGTAGCGTTCCACCTGTTGGCTGATTCAACCTGACGCTTGGCGTCGTTAACGAAGTCCTTAACCAGATTGACCACTGGGTCCTCCTTGCGAAGGACGGAGGTTGTCAGGGGCTCCCTAAGTCGTGATAGGACGCCGTTTACTAGTTCCAAATATGTCATGCCATCAGGTCCTTAAATAGAGATTGATACACATCGGTGCGGCGTTTCTGAAAGCTATCAAACTGCGGGGCCGGGAAAAGCGGTCCCCATTCGGGTCGGCTGTTATCGCCAGAGCCGCCCAGCATTCCCACACCAGCTACTTGGCCTTGGCCATCGCCGTCTCCGTCTCCGTCTCCGTCTCCGTTACCGTCGCCAGTTCCATTGCCTTGGCCATTGCCGTTGCCATTGCCGTTGCCACCGCCATCGCCACCGCCGCTTCCATCGCCACCGCCGTTGCCACCATTAGCGCCGCCTGCGTCAGTGCCAGCGCCTCCAGCGCCACCACCAGCAAGGACGCCGCCATTTAGGTGTGCGTTTCGGATATCTTCCAACGTTTTAACGCCATTATCGGTGCCCTCGGTGCTATCGGTGCCCTCTGTGCTGTCGGTGCTTTCTCCGCCACCATCCGTACCCTCTGTGCTGCCACCGCCGTCACCTGTGGCGGCGTCCCCGCTACCACTGATGATCCTAGGATCATCTACAGGGACGCAGGCGCCAGCGCCATCCATGAAGCCTGACCCACACTCAAAGCTGGGGTATATTGTGGTCGGATCACCATCCGCCATAGGGTCTGGCTCGGTAGCTCCGTCCGCATTGGTTCCCGTCTGAAGGTCGCCATTAGAGCCAACAGCATCAACCATTCCCTCTTCTGGAATGAAGTCACCGACAGCGTAGTCGCCCTTTATTATCCAGACGTCACCGTCTACGTTGTCTTGAACGGTGATGGTTCCGTCCGGATTCTTGCTGATTACTTCGTACTGCCCTCCAGATGCGCTTGGGTCCCCCCCGCCGCCTTCCGCGCCGGAATCGCCGCCACCATCTGCTCCGTCGCCACCATCTGCTCCGTCGCCACCACCGCCGCCACCGCCGCCACCGCCACCGCCTGTTTCTTTATCGGTAGGGGTGATGGTTGGCATATTAACCTCAGTGTCTACGCCAAAGTCCTCTTCAAACTCGTCGTCTTCGTTCTGAACTCCATTGTTGATAATGTCAGTCTTGTCTGGATCAGCGCCGCCATAGTCCACGTTGTAGTCTTCGTAGCCCGAGTACACATCTCCGGCTGCGGATACAATATCTCCCAGCGTCCCAAGGGCGTCAGTCATATTACCGCCTTGCTCGGCGGCCCCCTTTGCAACCTCGTACATCTTGTTGAGGGTTTCTTGGCTATACTTCCCCGTAGCCGCGTATCCGTCTACGATAGCCTTTAGGTCACCTCCCTCGGCCTGACCAACCGCGTCCACCACTCCGCTACCTTTGATGATATCGCCCAGCTTTGCCCCACCATAGGATGTGGCGGCAGAAATAAGAGCATCCTTAAAGTCAACCTCTCCAGTAAGCGCCGCTTGCTTTGCAATGCTTAGAATTGCCGATGACGCCGCCTTAGCTCCTGCGGCACCAAGCGTGCCCGTTAGGGCGCCCGTTAGTGCAGGGCCAACAACGTAACTAGCCGCCGCCATTATGGCCATCTTGCCGATATCGTGGACCGCGTCGCCCTTGGAATGGCTTACGTCACCCGAAACCAGATCAAAGTTGACCGCGTAGCCGGGAGAGTTAGTGCCCGAGCCTGTGATGGCTCCGGCGGCGTCTAGGCCAACGGACTCGTACAGGTCGTTTAGCTGCTGGTTTAGAGCGTCATATTCTTCTTGATGCTCTTGCCGCTGGGCGTGTCCCTCGGAACCGTAAACCTCTGCCTCGGCCTCCTCTCGGGTGGCGCCTTGGTACATCAGTACATCAACGCGCTTGACAGACTGGGCATCCTCGCCTCGGCTACGTGTCTGCATGACGCGGGCCTCGTTGCCCTCGTACTGACGCATTTCAGCCTTGATACCGTTGACGCCTGCAATGAACTCCTGCCACTCGCCC